GGCTCCGCCCCAGAAGGGGGCGGAGGACCGCTATGATCTGTAGTACTAAATCAAGTGCAATAACGCGTTATACTCATTTCTGAGATTTACTAACTAACGTTAATGCAATTCTTGATGGTTGTACATCACATAGTTCAAACATAACAAAATGTTATGAATTGAACCTTCTGGAGCAAAAACCTTGCATCGGAAAAATTTACAAACTAGGATTAACTGTAGCATCTAGCTACGGGGGAGGGCATTTAGCCGTGTCGACCCCCTACTACACGAGTAGTTAAGACTAATTGTTCTTAGGAACACATGGTCTTCTTCATCATGTGTTCGAACAGTTCGCTAAAACTAAATTTTCTACTCTCTATGCTTAATCTAGGGCACCTTTACATGTGCACAGAGATTGCCTAAATCCTTAAACGAAACATTCGCGATTGAAAGAACACTATCCTTCAGTAGCGTCTGCTTCGTCAATGGATTCGCAATCGAATCGGGAGGAAAACATGGATTAGGACTACCACCTGATATATCAATAATAGGCAACGTTGGCGCATTCGCCGGAGTTTTTGGAACCCAAGTTTTATCAAACATGGAAACCTCCAACACCGGAGGAACGCCAAGAAACATATGAAATGACATATCATCACCAGCTGCCACAGCCAAATGCACGTCTCGGTTTTTATCTTCATTAGATGAAAAACCAATCACTGCAGTGACTTGAGGCTGAGTAAACAACTTTCCAGCTGTTTCCTCAGGATATGGCACAGTTATGATAGTAGGTGAATAGTAAGGAATTTGAAATTCTGCAAATTTCTTTGTTTCTGACTGTTCATATTGATTAGGTGTTATAAAATTATTGGTCGGATTACCAAAATCTTGATAATTCGTCCATGGTCTATATCCTAATTGACACCCAATGAGATCTGCTGCTTGAGATGTAAATACCTTCATTCGAAGTGAACCTCGGAAGAAAGCATACATCCCTGACACAAAACTCAAGGGTGATGGTTGATATCCTAACTTAAAATAATATTTAGGAGAATAACCCTCTTCTGCTATGCCAGACCACGAATCTAAAGATGGTGGTCGCACATAGTCCACTGTATTTCGAAAAATACAAGACTTCGGAGCCAATCCTGCAATGTATTCTACGAAAGCAAACCTACGCGTAATGGCTTGAAAGTCTTCAAAAACTTCGCCAGCACATTGCATTTCGGGTGACTCTCGCTCAACATCAGATTGTATGCCCGAAATCGAAGAGGGTATTTTACCAGTTATTGCGGTTGATCTCGTCTCAAAAGTACCAGGGAACGCATAAACGCCCCCAGACTGTTGTTTCGGGATCACTCGCAATGACTGCGTAAGTTTTGATTGGAAACGTATGGGAAACCATGGAGACTTTACAGGCGCTTGTAACCTATAATCACTTCCCGCTCTCAACTCCACTAAACATTCAATGTTATTGGGAGCGATTGATGATGAGGTTACAAGTTTAGTCAAAGCTCGAACGACTATCTTGCCTGTCGAAAAGGAATTAAAATCATCTTGTTCATAAATTCCTTTATCATAATTAAAAATCTTCCATGGTGTTGGGGAAATATAAGGAATAGCTACTGAAATTTCACTATTATCTCTTAAATCTACAACTAACCTATACACATAATCCATTCTTTTAGAGTCTACATTCTCAACAAACGGATGAAAAGAAATTTCTACTCTTCCAGAATGGAAATGCGTTTTTACGAATCTAAACGTATAAACTAAAGAACCAGTCCAATAAGCAAAGACGGAGGAGATATAATTAAGAATTGTTGGTATCTTAATACTCTGCACTGGTGGAACTTCATAGTCACTCCCTGTAACAGGAGTCACTACTACATCCACTGGTGCTAAAGCACCTGGCTTAACATAAGCCTCCCAGAGTTTATCTCCATAATTATTCGCTTTACCAAAGCAAAACTGTCCCACATATTGAGGAATGGTTTTAAGATATTCTAAACTAGTTTCAGAAAGGGTAGTACCACCCAATCCTGGATAAGCATCAATTGCATTCATAGACATTAGTGATAAAACATGAGAATGATCATTTCCGTCTATGTTTCCAAAATACTGCGTTGGTCGAAGAACAACAGTGTTTCCACTGTGGTTCAAAACTGGTTTTGAAAATCCAAACAAGCCTCCTAAAAGGCCTGTTATCGGTGAAAGAATAGAACCGGCTGCTGATGCCAATCCACCAAATATATCAGTCACTGGTTTGACAAAAGGTATAGTTTCCCCTACCTTTGACCATCCAGTTGACGCGCCTTTTGAAATAGTGCCTATATTTATACCGGTGGACTCAGCTGCTCGGGTTTCCTTCACCTCCGCTGGAGCCATCTCCTTGGGGGCGCCCTTCTTCACTCTGCCGGATTGTTGTTTAGCGGCAGCTATGACTCCAGACGTTGGCGCTCCCAACTCGATATCCTCAAAATGAGCCCAGAGTAAACACTCAAGTTCATTCACCTCAACTTGATTAAGAGGAGAATAAACCATCACATAAACTCTAGCCCAAGGATACCGTCCATTTATTAAATCATAAGAATTAAATGGAGATATAAACGGAATTCGAAGTTCCACCTCTGTTTGCTGAGCTATATCAAGCTGGACACAATGTAACGCTTGTGCGTTTGTGACACAACCTGACAACCAATCCTCTCTAGGTGTAGTTAGAGTGGGCATAGGTACTGCATAAAGTAAAAGCCTTCCACACTGAAATGGCATAGCATTTACCTGTAATTTATATACTGCAGTAGCTCTAAAAGAGGTGAAACCGTCCAATTTCGCTCGATACATAGTCGTCAACAATGAATCAGGTACTGTTGTTTTGGAGAGATAATGGTTTCTCTCTCCCGTATAGTTGAATTGATCAACTATCTGAGGACGTCGTAAATATGATATCACATCATGATTTCGTGCGTCCGTAAATTGATCATTAACTTTTGAAGGGACCGTAGTCTCTCCTGGAGTTGGTTCAACTATACCAGCATCATCATTACTAAAGTTTGTAACTTCTTGCCTCTCTTCAAAACTATTAGTAATTTCTGGTGCTATCTCCGCAGATTGACTCTGCTGCTCATCATTATTATTTCCTTGTTTAGTAGCAAGTCTGTTTCTTTCGCTATCAGTCGACTTAAACTTTCAAGCGGCACTCTGCTTTCCTGGATAATGTGGGGCTGCCACGGGACATCCTGGAAGGTAAGACTAAATAGCCCATCCCGTCCGGTGAATAGCAATACTTTCTAATTATTATACAGAGAATTTTCCTTAGAAAGCAAGATCACACTCACCGCGTAGAACAATATCCCTCACTTCCATCTGACGACAGAAGAGAGTTCTATGTCCTAACTCCAACAACTCTCGTTCTAGAACCGGAAACCATTGTTGCCAAATATTTACTTTATGGAGTGAAAGCTCTTTACAAGCCCACTCCAAATTTTCAATAGTCTGCAACTCAGGATCCGGACACTTATGCATCCACATAGGTGTTTCCAGAACAGTCTCCAAAGCAAGTGGCGCTAACCATCTTGCTTTCTCTTCATCTCTATAGAAAGATCGCTTGAGATATGAAACCTCAAGGATACTTCTATAGGGCCGGGTCGCAACTGCATCCTTGTCCTCCATTGTATAGGATAAACCTATCTTCTGGAAAAGACCAGGAATCGTCAGTTGATTAAAAATTTCAATCCGGTTCGCAGGAATAGACACAATATGGTCATCTCCATAAGCAACTATGCCACATTCGTTCCAAAAAGAACGTGCAAATACATAAGATATCTCGTCAAATGCAATTTGCCAAATGCAGCCAAAAACAATA